GATTATCAGCCTACACTTGAATTATCTTTTTGCTGTTACGATGAAAAAGGAAATTTTATCAATAAGCAAATAACTGATAGCGAGGACGAAGAAGTTACAGTACGAGGAACATATTCAGACTTCTATAACGCATTTCTGAAAAAACCTTACAACAATGGCGTAAAAGAAGCTGTGAAAGGATTCCTTGATTCTCATTTTGATTATGACATGCAACTTAATAGGCTTGACATCTATAATTACCTTGAACATATCACATCAAATTTTCATGAAGAAAGAATACGCATTGTTCTTAATGAAATGGACTGCTTTTATAACATGGTGTATCTCGAAGATATAGACAGTGATGTCCAAGA